CCACAAAAACTATAAACCGTAACACCACTCGCGCACGCGCGTAACACCGGCAGGATGATCACATGGGACAGCGTGGCCGCACATCGACCGCGGCACTTTCTGTTGTCGCAGGAACTGACATCGACGGACGGCCCAAGCCTCCTTCTGATTTGACCCCCTATCAGTCAGAGGTATGGGAGAGGACCGTTGCCAATGAGGGAGTGGACACGTTCAAGACGGCAGCGCTTCAGCAACTGTTGAAGGAGTATTGCCGGCACGTCTCATCGGCTGCGTTGCTGACTGAGAAGATCGATAGCTTCGATTCCCAATGGCTCGACACCGACGAAGGACTGGAGCGATATACCAAACTGGTCCGCACTAGGGATTGTGAAACCAAGGCTCTTGCTGACAAAGCGACGAAGCTACGGCTCACTAATCAAAGCAGATATACACCTGGGGCTGCGGGTACGGCATCAAAGTCAGTTGGTTCCGAGAAGAAGCCTTGGCAAAGCCTGGGCTGACCCGCGGCGACCGCAATATTCAATGGATCGAATTTCACTGTAGGATTCCCGAAGGGCAGCACGTTGGTAAGGTCGTCGTTCTCAGGGAATGGCAGCGCGCCGAGATTCGCAAGATTTACGACAACCCGCACGGGACAAGACGGGCGATAATCTCATTCGGGAGAAAGAACGCAAAGACTACCTTGGCCGCCTTCCTGCTCCTGCTTCACACTGCCGGACCAGAAGCGAGGCCAAATTCTCAGCTTAACAGCGCGGCCCAGTCCAAGGATCAGGCGGCGATCCTGTTCAAGCTTGCGGCCAAGGTAGTTCGGCTATCTCCGACATTGAATCCGGTCATTGTCATAAGGGACACGATCAAGGAGCTTTTCTGTCCGGAGCTGGGCACGCTTTACAAGGCGCTCTCGGCGGAAGCTTCCACTGCTTACGGATTGTCACCGGCCTTTATCGTTCACGACGAGCTCGGCCAGGTCAAAGGCCCGCGATCGGAATTATACGATGCGCTTGAGACTGCTGTCGGGGCGCACGAGAGTCCGCTTTCGATCATCATCTCGACCCAGGCGCCAACGGATGGAGATCTCCTTTCCGTCCTGATCGATGACGCTCTGGCCGGCGATGATCCTAGGGTAGTACTTTCGCTTTACACGGCCGATCCGAGCGATGAGCCATTTGCCGAGAAGACAATCAGGAAGGCCAATCCTGCATTCGGCGATTTCCTGAACGCCAAGGAAGTTCTGGCGATGGCGGAGGACGCCCGCCGGATGCCTTCGCGAGAGCCTGAATACCGAAATCTGATCCTCAACCAGCGCGTCGAGATGAACTCGCCGTTCATTTCGAAGTCGGTCTGGCAGTCGTGCGGGAGAGAGGTTTCGGAAAATTGGGAAGGCGAGGAGTTCGCCGGTCTCGATCTTTCTGCAACGGCCGATCTTACGGCATTTGTCCCGATTTGCTGGGTCAAGGATGCGTGGGAGGTCAAACCCACTTTCTGGCTTCCCGGCGAGGGTCTGAGGGAGAAGTCTAGGACTGACCGGGTGCCTTACGATGTCTGGCACGCTGAAGGGCATTTGCAGACCACTCCTGGCAGAGCGGTTGAGTATGAATACGTTGCGCGGTGGATTTACGAGCACTGCGCGTCACGGAATTTCAGAATCAAGATCGCCTTCGACAGATGGGGTATGAAGCATCTTCGGCCCTGGTTGCTGAAGGCCGGATTCAGCGAAGAGCAGATCGAGGCGATATTCGTCGAGTTTGGTCAGGGCTTTCAGTCAATGAGCCCAGCTCTGAGAGATACGGAATCAGCTTTGCTTGCTGGGAAAGTAAGGCACGGCAATCATCCGGTGCTGACCATGTGCGCGGCCAATGCGGTTGTGACGACCGATCCCGCAGGTGGCCGCAAGCTCAACAAGGCGAAGTCAGCAACTCGGATTGACGGAATGGTGGCGCTGGCAATGGCGTTCGGGATTGCTCCCGATGTCGTTGAGACTGCTCCAGCTTACGAAATGATGATCGTCTAGGAGACGACAAAATGCACAGAGCATATTCCATGCTCGATGTGAAAAGCATCGAGGCGGACAAGCGCGTCTTTCGCGGTATTGCGACCACTCCGACTCTGGATCGCGTATCGGACCGCATCAATCCGATGAAGGCGACTTTCGCGCCAGAGATACCGCTGCTCCACGCGCACAACCATCAGGCCCCGATTGGTGTCGTTCGCTTAGGCAAGCCGACTAAGAACGGCATCCCGTTCGAAGCGGAGATACCAGTTATCAACGAGCCGCCGACGCTCAAAGAAAGAGTGGATGTTGCGTGGGGCGAGATCGTCCACGGCCTGGTCCGCGCCGTCTCCATAGGTTTCCGCGCTACAGAGGCTCCAGAGTTCAACAAGGACGGCGGTCTCGATTTCAACGGCGTTGAGATCATGGAGACTTCGACCGTCGCGATTCCGGCCCAATCCGAGGCCATAATTTCTGCGGTGAAATCCATTGACCAGCAAGTTCGTAGGGATGCTGGCGTTGAGGACGATCCGCTTCCCGAAATTCCAGCCCAGCCCAAGGACGAAGCCGCGACCGGCAAATCCGTCCGTGTGGTGAAGCTGGCCCCAGCCCGCGACCGGGCTCCTTTCGTCGTGCGCGAGATCAAGCGCACCTGACCCACTTTTGAAATTCCGGAAGGATGGATGCAATGGCTGACATTGCTGAGCAAATCCGCGCGTTCGAAGACAAGCGCGCGAGCCTGGTCGCTGCGAATGAAGCGATCATGGAAAAAGCGGCTGGCGAAGGCTCCACGCTCGATGCCGAGCAGGAAGAGACGTTCGACAACAACCAGGCGGATGTCGAAGCGATCGACAAGCACCTGAAGCGCCTCCGTGCGATGGAGAAGACGGCCGGCGAAAAGGCCGCCCCAGTGAACGGAAAGTCCTCGGACGAGGGCATTGCTTCCCGCGAGGGACGGATTCACGTTAAGACCCAGGAGAAGCTGGAGCCGGGCATTGCGTTCGCCCGTCTCGTCAAGGCTCTCGGTATGGCCAAGGGCGACATGGGCCGCGCCCATCGTATTGCTTCCGAGCGTTATGGCGAGGACAGCGATGCGGCCGGCACCCTCAAGAGGCTCGACGAGCGCGGCGAGGACCGGTTCACCTATACCGGCTTCGAGAAGGCCAATGTCGTTGCTGGTTCCGCGGTTTCTGGAACCTGGGCGTCCGACCTCGTCCTCACGGATGGCGGCGCCTTTGCCGACTTCGCCGAATATCTGCGCCCGCAGACCATTCTCGGCAAGTTCGGTCAGGGCAATATCCCGTCGCTTCGCCGCATTCCGTTCGACACCGCGCTCGGTATCTCGACGGCATCTGGTTCGGGATACTGGGTTGGTGAGGGCAAGCCCAAGCCGCTGACCAGCTTCAACTTCGACAAGACGACGCTTGCTCCGCTGAAGTGCGCGAACATCGTCGTTCTGACGGAGGATCTGCTGCGCCGGGCCTCGACCAGTGCGGAAACGCTGGTCCGTGACGAAATGGCGAATGCTCTCGTGGCCCTCATGGACGATTCGTTCATCGATCCCACGAACGCAGGCTCGGCTGGAGTTGAGCCGGCCTCAATTGCCAACGGCGCGATTTCGATCGCGGCCAGCGGCACGGGCGATGCGGACGATGTGCGGCAGGACATTCGCAACCTGCTTCAGGTGTTCATCAACAACAATATGGAAGGCTCGACTCCGGTTCTCGTCATGCGGACGGGTACGGCGCTCGGTGCGGCCTTCCAGGTGAACGCTCTGGGTCAGGCCGAATTCCCGAACATCACCATGAATGGCGGAACGATCCTTCAGATCCCCGTCATCACGTCTCAGACCGTGCCCTCTGGCGTGGTCGTGGCGGTGCAGCCTTCGGAAATCTACTATGCCGACGAGGGGGGCTTCATGGTCGATGTGTCGCGTGAAGCGTCTTTGCAAATGTTGGACAATCCCACCAACGATACGGTGACGCCGACTGCGACGCAGATGGTTTCGCTCTGGCAAACGAACTCAGTGGGATTCCGTTGCGAGCGTATCCTGAACTGGGCGCGCCGGCGCTCCAATGCTGCGGTCTACCTGACCGGCGCGGCATGGGGTGGCGCAACCAACACCTAAGCGACTTAGGGGCGGCTCTTTCGAGGGTCGCCCCGTTTTTCAAGGAGTGCTGACGTGGCGAACAAGACGGTCTATCCGATTGGAGATTTCCGTTACGGCACGAGGCGGCTTCGTGCTGGCGACGATCCGCTTGAGATGAACCAACGCGATGCGCGTCTTTTCCTCGCTCTGGGCAAAATCTCCGAGACACGACCGAGCGGCATTCAAGGTGGCGATTCTCTTGTCGCATCGGTTCCCGATCGCGTCGAACCGCCAGCTTCCAAGCGCCCGCGCCGAAAGAGAGCTGCGAAGAAGTGACCGGCTCACTCGCCTACCGGAAGAACGAGGACGCGATCAAACGCGGCGACGTTCCTGAGAAGTACACACGCCTACTTCCGTTCATAACTGGCGAGCACATTCTTGAGATCGGCTCTGCTGAAGGTGTCTTGGCGCTGCTTCTGGCGCGCATGGGCAAGAAAGTTGCAGCTCTGGAAAAGAGCGAGGAACGCCACGAGGCCGCTGCGAACCTCTATTCTGATTGGCTGGCGCGAGAAGGAAAGTTTCAGGCACCGAAGTTCATCAACGGGACGATCGGCAATCGCTTGGATCTCCTGAACGGCATCGACACGCTCGTTGCGGTTCGGATGATCTACTATCTGCGAAGCGACATCGACCGCGTGTTCGCGGCAGTTGCCAACGCCAAGGTTCCGAATATCGTTTTGTGTGGCAACAAGAACCGCGCCGCCCGGTGGCGTGCTGGCGTTCCTGACGACATGGGCGGCCCGTTCAATTTCTATGCCTCGCGTGAGGGCATGTCCGAGCTGCTGAAGCGGCACGGCTACAGGATCACGGCGGAAGTGATCGAAGGTGACGAGATTGTCGTCGGCACTTTGGGTTGATCCGCGCTCTATACGTTTCAAGATCACGCCACACCACGACCTAAAAGGCGAGAGAGACGGAGACTGGGACATCGAGCGCCGCTTTCCAGTAGCGGAAGCGGTGAAGCACAGGGCTATCGTTCAACGCTATCGAGACGGGCTCCCGTGGGAAGAAACCGACCTCTTCGCTGAGACCTACGCGCGTCGGATCAAAACCGAACCGATCCGCGGCGAAGCGACGATGCAGGATCTGCTCAGGCAATATTACACCCGCGTTGACGGCATGTTCGACGACCTGAAGCGCAACGGGTTTCGAACGGACGGACCAATGCCGAAGCTCCTGATCGGTCGAGACGGGGAAATCTTCATCGGCAATCAGGGCAACCACCGGCTCGCAATGGCCCAGGTGCTGGGCCTCGATAAATTCGCAGGGGAAGTGATTTGCAGGCATCCGTGCTTGACCGCAGCATAACGGGCGTTCCGCCGATTCCGGCGATGACCACCGATGCCGAGCGCGAATGCTATTACCGCCTGACGAAAGAGGCAGCAGGCAAAGGCGAAATCGTCGAGCTTGGCGCATGGCTTGGAGCTTCGACCGCTTACATCGCGGCCGGGATCAGGGACAGCGGCGTCCAGACCAAGGCGCATGTTTACGACAAATTCGAATCCAAGATCGGCCACATCGATAAGGTGAAAGCGTTTTACGAAAAGCACGGGCTGGACAAAGCCCCCACTGGCCCGTGCCTCCAATCGTTCAGGGAAAACCTTGGTCCGCTGATTGAATACGTCGAGCCGCACGCGGGCCAGATCGAAAATATGCAGTGGGACGGCTCGCCCATTGCCTTGATGGTCACGGACGCTCCCAAGCGCGTTCCGGCGATCTCTTCCGTGCTCACCAAACTGAGACACGCATTACAGCCCGGCTCGGTCATGGCGTGGCAGGATTTCTGCCATTTCCCGAGCTACGAGATTCCGGCGTGTCTCTATCGCCTGAGAGAGCATCTGGAGTTCGTTGAGGCCGTAGTGCCGGGAACGACGCTCGTGTTCCGCGTCAAGTCGCAGTGGAAGCATCAGCAAGTGTCGATGGCGGCGCTCGATCTGGGATCGTGGACGTTCGACGAAGTTATGGATGCGTGGAAGTATTGGATGCCGTTCGTGGCACCTGAAAAGGCCGCACTGTTCAGCTGCGGCATGGCACTGATGCTTTGTGACATTGGCTTGCCGAACGAAGCGCTGCTTTCTTTGATGGCCGTGCATACAACGTCCGCAGACGCGATCGTGAAGAAGTGGAAGTACCTCAAATCGAAGCGGCCTGATCTGGTCGTTCGCTACCATCCATTGTTTGCGTATCTGGAGAGTCAGGGGGCGATTTAGGATGTCGAACGGACGCCGCCCCACTGCCTTGCTCTCTCAACTGAGAGAATTGTGGGAGCGCGCCGAAGCGATTGAGGATCTGGAAGAGATGGTTGCGACCGCCGCACAGCAAGACGGCTCTCCGCTTAACACCGATCCTGGAGACATCACGGTTTACTTCGAGAACAGCCTAGTCGGCCCGTAGGAGACGTACATGGCTACTCTAGAAACTCGGCTTCGCGATCTCGCAACGCGCATTGGCACTGAGTGCAAGGCTATCCGAGCTCTTATCGCCAGCAGTGCAGGCGCGGCCATTGATGATGCCACCACGGCGGCCGGGACAACTTGGTCCTCGACCAAGATTGCCGCTGAACGGGCCGCAGTTAAAGCGGAAATTCTCGGCGCAGCCGGTGCCGCCTATGACACACTGGAAGAGCTGAAAGCCTATGCCGACAGTGGGCAGGCTGCGGACCAAGTAGCTTTGGGGAATCGCGTTCGGTTTGATGCAGCCCAGTCTTTGACCGCACCGCAAAAGGTTCAAGCGAAGGCAAACATCGACGCTTACGGCACGGCGGAAATCGGCAATCCTGACACAGATCTAGTTGCGGTGTTCAACACGGCAGCTGCCTAACCCGTGGCGACACTGGCGAGCCGTCTCGCCGATCTGGCTACGGCCATCGGTGCTCGGATCAAGGCGATTGAGACAACGAACGCCAGCCAAGGAAGAACAGGAACAACCGCCTTCGGATATTCAACCGGGGCTGGTGGGACGGTCACTCAGGCAACGAGCAAGTCCACTGCCGTCACCATCAACAAGCTTACTGGCGAAATCACACTGAACGCAGCGGCATTAGCTGCGGCGGGCATTGTTTCGTTCACGCTCAACAACAGCAACCTCGTGGCTGGCGATCAGCTGGTGTGCACGCACCATGCAACCGGTACGTTCGGCGCCTACACAATCAACGGACGGGTGACCGGCAATGGAACCGCCATAGTTACCGTCCGCAACAATTCATCTTCGTCGCTTTCGGAGGCCATCGTGGTCAAGTTCAGTATCATCAAAGCAGTCAACGCTTGATCACTATTTTAACGTGGCTTTGGGCGCAGCCGCAGGGACGGACGAAATTCACTGGTGAGCATGTAAACGTGTGGGCGGACATGGTGAGGCGTAACCTCAAGATGCCCCATCAGATTGCGTGCGTCACCAATACCCCAACGGGGATCGACAAGAGCATAAAAATCATCAAGCCGCCCGGCGACTTCGAGGACGTGTTCCCGCGCTGGGGGCCGGCCAAGCCAAATTGCTATCGTCGGCTCTCGATGTTCCGCAGGGACGCAGCCGATATCTTTGGCGAACGGTTCGTTTGTATGGATCTGGATTGCGTTGTCGGCGGGTCGCTCGATCCTCTGTTCGACCGTTCGGAAGATCTGGTGCTGTTTAAAGGCACTCAGCAGGACCGCCCTTATAACGGTTCGATGATGCTCATTCGGGCAGGTTGCAGGCCGGAGGTTTTCGAGAAGTTCGACCAGAAGGGCGCGAATATCTCCGGAGACATCTTCGTCGGCTCTGATCAGGCGTGGCTGGCTTATGTTCTCGGTCGCAGAGAGAAGGTCTGGAGCGAGCGTGACGGCGTTTATTGGTACGGCAGCGTTCATTACAAGGTGCGCGACCGCAAAACCAATCCGCGCCTCCTGTTCTTTCCCGGCAAGATCAAGCCGTGGACGCTCGCGCCGCTCAAGATCGATCCGTTCACCACTGAATATTACCGAATGAGGGAGGCCGCATAGTGCAGATTTTCGGTCTCCAGATCACGCGGGCAGAGAAGACGCTTTCGCCTCCCGATAGCCGGGGAAGTTGGTATCCTATTATCCGTGAACCGTTCAGCGGAGCATGGCAGCGCAATCTCGAAGAGTTAAGCAATGATGCACAGTTGGCGTTTTTCGCCAACTTCTCGTGCCATACGTTGATTTGCAGCGATCTGTCGAAGAACCGCATCCGTCTGGTCGCGCAAAACGGTCAGGTTTGGCAGGAGACTACCAACCCAGCTTTCTCGCCCGTCCTTCGCAAGCCCAACGGATTTCAGAACCGTATCCAGTTCATCGAGAACTGGGTAAATTCGAAGCTTGCGCGCGGCAATACCTATGTTCTCAAAGAGCGCGACGGACGCGGTGTCGTTGTTGCTCTTTACATCCTCAACCCAGATCGCGTTCAACCGCTGGTGAGCGATGACGGGCAGGTATTCTACCGGCTTGGACAGGACAATCTCTCTGCGGTCACGGAAACGGATACGATTGTTCCAGCGCGCGAGATCATCCACGACAGGTTTAATTGCCTGTTTCATCCATTGGTTGGCATCTCGCCGCTATACGCTGCCGCACTAGCTGCAACGCAGGGCACGAACATCCAGCGCTCGACGGCGCGGCTGGCGTCAAACGGTGTGCGACCTGGCGGCATCCTGACGGCTCCCGGCAAGATCGATCCAGACAATGCCAAGCGCCTCAAGGAAACGTGGGAGACGCAATACGCTGGCCCGCAAGGCGCGGCCAAGATTGCCATTCTCGGTGATGGATTGAAGTTCGAATCCCTGACCATGACTGCCGACGAAGCGCAGCTGATCGAGCAGCTGAAGTTCACGGCCGAGATGATCTGCTCGGTCTATCATGTTCCGCCGTATAAGATCGGCGTGGGGCCGCTGCCGAGCTACAACAATGTTCAGGCACTCAACGTCGAATATTTCAGTCAGTGCCTCCAGAAGCATATCGAGGACATTGAACTGTGCTTGGATGAAGGCCTCGGCATCGGTGAGGGTGTGTCGATCAACGGCCAGGTCTACGGCACTGAGTTCGACGTAGACAACCTACTCCGCATGGACAGCATCACGCAGATGGACGTGCTGGAAAAGTCCAAGGGCAAGCTGACGGTAAATGAGCAGCGCGCCAAGCTCGGCCAATTGCCAGTTGAAGGCGGCGAAACGGTCTATCTTCAGGAACAGGATCATAGCCTCGCCTGGCTTGCCAAGCGCGATGCGGAGCCGGTCGAGGCACCTTCCGCACCGCCCCAAGATCCTGCGGCGAATGACAATGCTGCGGCAGCGCAGCGGGCGATGGCGATAGCCACGATTGCGAAAGGACTAGCCGAATGCTCGACGGCGTAGAGTTCGGCAATGAGGTCGTTGCGCTCGTGCGCGGCTACGTCGAGCGCGAAGTCGCTCCGCTGAAGGCTGAGAACGCCGAGCTCAAGGAGCGTCTGGCAGCGCTTGAGGCAAGGCAGAATCCCGAGAAAGGGGAGCCCGGCGAGCCTGGCACAGATGGCGTCTCGCCGGAACCGGAGGCCGTTGCTGCGGCGCTGTTGCCGGTTGCAGAAAAATTGATCGCGGAATCCGTTTCAAAAGCAGTAGCTGCTCTGCCTCCTCCCGAGAAGGGAGAGCCGGGCGAGCGCGGCGAACCCGCTGATCCAGCGATCATCAATGAGATGGTGCTTGCCGAAGTTCAGAAAGCCGTTGCCGCACTTCCGGCGCCGAAGAATGGCGAGGACGGGAAAGACGCGGCTGGGATCGTTGAAGCGCTCAAAGATAACGGCGAGCTTGTGCTGACACTTCAGGATGGCCGCCTGATCCGCACTGGAGTGCGTGACGGCGCGCCCGGCAAGGATGGCCGCGACGGCTTCAGCCTAGAGGACTTCGACTGCCGTGTTCTGGAAGACGACAGGACCATTGAGCTTTCGTTCCGCTCCGGAGACCATGAGCATATCGCAACGCTGAAGTGGCCAACAGTCATTGACCGAGGCGTCTATAAGGCTGGCGAGCAGTATGCCGCTGGAGATGCAACTACGTGGGGCGGTTCTTTGTGGATCGCTCAGCGCGCCACGGACCGTAAGCCGGATACGTCCGATAGCGGCTGGCGCCTTGCCGTGAAGCGCGGTCGCGACGGAAAGGACGCGAAGGTTGGCTGCTAACAACAACAGTCAGCGGTTTAGGCCGACAGCGCCATGCGCAGACTGTGCAAAGCCGTTCGCTCGATACTGTGGGCACCAAGTTCGATGTGCTGACTGCAATCGCGGAAGGAATGCGAGGCTTTGGCGCGCCAGAAAGAGCGCTGACCCGAACTGGAGAAAAGAGCGGGCCGCGAAAAACAGAGCACGCCTTTTGGAGAACCCTGAAAAAGCAAAGCTGTATAACGCGCGCCGACTCGAAAAGTATGTCTACGCGCAGCATCGCTACGCGAATCCATTGGTCTGCCAGGATTGCGGAAAGATCGAAGCCCGCACCAGTGGACGGCAAATTGTTTGCTCGGCGTGCGCGAAGATTAAGCGACCGCTGTCAGCTCGAATTAGGGAAGGCATTCGGCAATCCTTAATCCATGGCAAAAAGGCGAGCTGGACGGGATTAGTGGGCTACGGTGCCGATGAACTCCGGCGTCATCTGGAGCGTCAGTTCTCCAAGGGAATGTCGTGGGATAATTTCGGCGAGTGGCACATCGACCATATCGTTCCGATTTCGCGGTTCACATTTTCGAGTTCCGAGGACGAACAATTCAAACAGTGTTGGTCACTTACCAATCTGAGGCCGCTCTGGGCACGCGAGAACATTTCTAAGGGTGCCCGAAGGGAACTACTTCTATGACGGAGCCCGTTTCCCTCAGTGAGGCGAAATCTCAATGTCGGATGGAGGACGACGATAGCCAGGACACCTTCATCACGTCATTGATTGCGCCAGCCAGAGCGTATGTCGAGCGTTGCAGCCGCCTCCTGTTTGTCAGTGGTGCACGAACCGAGACGTTCACCCGCTGGGGGGATTATCTGGAGATCTGGCGCTATCCGGTAACGAGCGTTGATACTGTTACATATTCGACGACTGCCGATCCTGATGACGACGCGGACTATACCGGATTCGTTGCCAACCTTGGCTTTCCAGTCAGGATCGGTCCAGCGGTTAGCGACAGCTTTCCCGACCTGATCACGGGCGGAACGATCACCGTCACCTATACGGGTGGAACTCTGGCGAGCACCGACGAAGCCTACCTGATCGGCAAGCGGGCGATGCTCATTCTGATCGGACATTGGTTCGAGTTCAGGGAAGCGGCGATGACCGGACTTGTGTCCAACGAGATCGCTTTTGCGGTCACGTCGCTGCTTGAAGATATCAGCCCGGTTTCGGCTTACTGATGCCCAGCGCAAGCCAACGGACGGAGCTGATCGTTTTCGAACGGTTCACTCCGACCGAGGATGAATATGGCGAGGAGCTTCCGGTCTGGTCAACCTATGCCACGCGCCGTGCATATGTCAGGTTCGGAACCGCACAGGAGAAACGCGAGGCTGCACAAGAAGGTTCACACCAAACCGCCACCTTTGAATGCGAAACATCGGCCACGTTAAGGGCCATAACCACCAAGGATCGCATTTCCTATTTGAGCGATCCTGACGTGCCAACTTCTTATTGGGATCTGAGCGAGATTGCGCCGCTCGACACCAAGACCATCCGCTTCACCGGATCGAGAAAACTGTGAACGACATTACGGCCAAGGTCGAGTGGCTGGTCGGATCGGATCAGGCCCTAGCCGAAGTCGGCAAGAAATCGACGCAGAAAAACATTCTCGTTCGGACGTTGAAGAAGGCCGCCAAGCCGATCGATGACGAAGCCTCCGCGCTTGCTCCGAAAGAGACGGGCAAACTCGAAATCAGCATCATCACCGGAACACAACTGACGCGGCGTCAGCGGTCCAGCGCCTACAAGGCGGGGATGCTAGGGGTTGCCGAGGTTTACGTGGGGACGGCGCTGAGCCGTGGCCTGTTTCAGGAGTTCGGGACGTACAAGATGCCAGCCCATCCGTTCATGCGGCCAGCCTGGGAGCACAACAAGGAAAAGGCGCTGGAGATAATCGGCACCGAGCTTTGGGTTGAAATCAAGAAGGCTGTCGATCGCGCCGCACGCAAGCGGGCCAAAGCGGGAATCTGAATGGATTGGCAGGGTGCGATGCTCGCGCGGCTTCGTGCCGCCGCGGGTGTGACGGCATTGGTAGGCGCGAAGACTTACTGGGAAAACGCGCCGCAGGGTGTGTCTAGGCCCTACGTTACCTTGCTCGATGTCACGCAGCTCAGACCACAGACGCTCAGGGGCTGGGATTTAGAGGCGGCACGGGTCCAGATAGACGTTTGGACCGACACTTACGCTTCCAAGCAGGCAATCATGGAAGCCGTCCTCGCGGCCCTGGTCCCTGGCGGCACATTTAACGGCAACACCTTTCAGCGGGCGGACATCGATTTAGGCCCGCGCGATATCCCCGAGCGGGACGGGGACACGATCATTTTCCGCAAATCAGCAGACCTGATCATCCACCACACTTAAAGGAAGGGTAAAGCCAATGACCGATGCCCGGATCGGCTGGGGCGGCGAGCTCCACGTGTCAACGGACAACACCGAAGCCAATCTCGTTGAGCTTGTCGAAGTCGTCGAATGCGGCTTCCCGAGCGACGAGACCGAGGAAGTTGAGGCAACGCACCTCAAGTCTCCCGGTCGGCGCAAGGAGTTCATCGCCGGCCTGATCGATGGCGGCGAGTTCACCGCCACGCTCAATTACGTTCCCGGTGCGGCCACCGATTTGCTGCTTACGGCAGCGAAGGATGCGGGCACGATCCGCAAAATCCGTATCGTCATTCCCGACGATAGCGGAACCGGCGCGGCGGACTGGAACATCGTCACCAGCGCGTTCGTGAAGAAGTATGCCCCTGATACCATGTCGGTCGGCAACAAGATCACGGCGACGGCGACGTTCCGCGTCACTGGCGCACAGGAGCAGGGAACGGGTGAGAGCGGTTCCTAATGAGCCTGGTAGCATTCGGGCATGAAGAACAGGTAACGGTCGGCGATCTATCGCTGACTTTGCGGTTGGACTTTAGCGTCATCACCATCATGGAAGGTGCGCTCAAGGTCGATATGCCGTCGATCGTTGCCAACTTCAGAAGCGGACATCCGCAGCTTAGCGTTCTCGGTCAGATGCTCTGGGCGATGTTGCGCGAACATCATCCCGAAATCACGCTGGATCAGGCGGCGGGGATCATGTTCTCTGAAGATGCCGGAAAAGTGGGATACGCGCTCGACGCCCTTCTCGAGCGCGCCTTCCCGGTGGTGACGGAGGATAGGAATAAACCAAACCCTCCGAAGCGAAATGGTCGGTCGAAGAGTTCCGCAGGGAATGGGTAGCGGCCGGCTTCAGACCTGCTGACTTCTGGAAAGAGACACCGCGCAGCTTCGTCAATGCGATGGAGGGGGCTGCGCGGCAGGTTCAGAAGCAGATGGATCTGGCGATTGTCGGGGCGTGGCATTCCGAAGCCTTCGCGAGAACCAAGCGGCTCAACAAGCTGTCGTCATATCTCGGGCAAGACCGTCCTTCGAGTGCGTCCAATCACGCGAAGGCGCTGGCTTTTTTCCACAGCCTGAAGGCGCGCGGTGTTCCGGTGAAAATCTCGAAGCGTGAAATCAACTGAAGGAATTTGAATGGCCGGATCGCTGATCGGCGCTATCAGGGTATCGCTGTCCGCCGAGACAACCGCCTTTGAAGCGGGAATGAAGCGCTCGCAGCGTCAGGCTGCGCAGACTGCTTCGTCGATCAGGGGTTCGTTCAACAGCCTCAAGGGTGTTTTCGCGGCTGGTGTTGCAGGATTTATCAGCGGAATCGGGGTCAGCGCACTTGTTCAGGCTGGTAAGGCGGCGCTGCAATATGCCGGGTCTCTGGGCGAGACTGCGCAGCAACTTGGCGTAACCACAAAAGAACTTCAGACATTTCGCTTCGCCACTCAGCAGAACGGAGCCTCGCTTGAGGAAGCCGACAAGGCTCTCGGCAAATTCTCTATCAGCATAAGCAAGGCTCGTTCTGGCTCTGCGGAAATGGCCAAAGTTTTTGATTCAGTCGGCGTCAAACTTTCTGATCTGAAGACGAAATCCAAGACTGAAATTCTTGGAAAGATAGCCGATGAAATGAAGCGGACCGGCGGGGCTTCCAACAACGCTGCAGCTGGTGTCGCGATATTCGGGAAGGGTTTTCAAAAGATCATTCCCACTCTCGACCTCGGCAGTCGTGGGATGAGTGAACTTTCCCAAGCTGCCGAACGGCTCGGCATCGTTCTAAGTGATGATCAGATTCAAAGAGCTGATCAGACTGCGGATAAGATCGAAGCCCTTCAAACGGTTCTTAAGGCTCGCATCGCCGGAGTCGTTGCAGATAATGCCAACTCCATTCTTGCGCTTGCCGAAGCAATGGCGAGATTGACGGCAGAAGTCGGACACTTCCTCAGTTCTAATCCGCAGCTGGCATTGGGCATTATCGGCGGCTTGGCGGGAAGCCGAGTGGGAGGTCTGCCGGGTGCGGCAGCGGGCGCCGTTGGCGGTGCGCTGCTCGGTGAGCGCATGTCCAAAAACGCTGCCGACAGCAATACCGACTTGGCGTTTCGAACAAAGCAGATGCGTGCCGCGCAGAAGGAATATTTTGCACGGCTCGCTTCATCCCAAGACAAATCCAGCATCATTAAGATTCGTCGTGGGAGCGGTGGCGGTGGAACCGTAGCCAGTGCAGAGGCTGAGTTCCGCCGCCAGATCACTCTTTTGCAGAACGCGACGGCGGCAAAAGCCGCGTCCCTGTCGAAAGGTCAGCCGTCTGGCAATATTTCTCAGTTTTTAGCTCCATCCGGTCCGAAGCCTAAGAAGGCGAAGGTAGACCACACAGACGAGAAGCTAGCCCGTGAGGCATACGAACTTCAGCGCGAAGAACTGGATTCCCAGCGCGACATTCTGGAGGCGAAGAAAGACCTTTCATCCGATTACGTTGAGCAGACAACCCTCGCCATCCAGATCCTCGACAACCAGCGCGAACAGTACAAGGCCGAACTAGATTACAAGGTGAAGCAATATGCCCTGACCAAAGGGCAGGAAGGTATCTCCCAAGCGCAGGAAGACCATCTTCTCGCCGAATACGACATCGCTGACAGCCTGAAGCGCCAGAGGGTCGTGCAGGAAGAGGCTGAGCAGCGCCAGCGCGATACGCAGATGCTGGTTCAGCATGATTTCGATCGACGTGCCGACATCCTGAAAAGCCAGGAGGACATCGCCACTACCCAGTCCGAACGGCGTAAGATTGAACTGGAACTGCTTCAGCTTGCCTATGAGCAAAAGCGCCAGGCACTCCAGAACATCATCGATACGTCGAAGGATGAGGCGGCAATAGAGGATGCGCGTCGCGACCTCATTAACCTGAAGGCCACTTACGCCAACGACCGGCAAGGCGTCATGCAACGCACGGCAGGCCCGCTCGAAAACTATCTGAACAGCATCCCTCACACCGCTGATCAGGTCAACGAAGCGCTCCAGAACCTAGAGGTTCAGGGGCTGGAAGGATTGGCCGATGCCCTCTCGCATGTCGGGGAAGGGTGGAAGTCCATGCGGGACATTGCCCTTCGCACCATACAGGACATCGTTTCCGCACTCATCAAAATGCAGATTCAGAAGATGTTCTTCTCGTTTCTCAGCGCGGGGATGAGCGGCGGCGGCGGCCTCGTTGGTAGCCTTGGGCTTGGCGGTTCTGGAAGCCTCGTACCAGACATTGGGGGAGCCGGAATTGCCTCTGCGGCAACGCCTTCCTTCTTTTCCGGTGGGCCGGCGTTCTCATTTCTCCCAGGCTTCGCCAAGGGCGGATCATTCAACGTCATGGGCAGAACTGGCGTTGATAACAATATGCTGTCGCTCAACGGCCTTCCGATCGCGAAGGTGAGTTACGGCGAGCGGCTTAACATCGGCAACGACAACATGCCGCGTGGTGGGGGAGTGACGGTCCACGCTCCGATCACGATCACATCCCCGGTGTCGAGAGAAACGGCAGGGCAGCTTGGCCGCGAACTCAACGCGCGCATCGCACAGGCGAGAACGAAAGGCTTCTAGATGACGGACCTAGTGATTACTGCCGCCAGCGTCATCGCCGGGACGGGCGCGAGGAAGATTCTCGGAACCGCGGGCACCACGATCACGGCCGGCAAGGTCGTTTATCTCGATACCTCGGTCAGCAAGTACAAGCTCGCCGACAACAACAGCTCGACCGCAGCAATCCGTTCGCCAAAAGGAATAGCGCTCAATGGCGCTTCCGATGGACAACCCTTGGTCATTATCGAGGAAGGTCCGCTCACCATCGGGGCCACGCTTGAACCTGGGGCCGTCTATTTCCTCTCTGACACACCGGGCGGGATTTGTCCTGTCGCCGATCTGGCCTCCGGGGAATATCCCACGATCCTCGGCATCGCCACTTCAACGACTGTTCTCGATGTGGACATTCTGGAATCTGGGGTTGCGGTTTCCTAATGCCGATCGCTACCCGGCTCACCGAGAACATTGAGATCGGTGCGATCCGCATCCACGGTCAGGATTCGCTGGAAGTTGTAACTACCGATGGCGGGAAGGAGGTCCGCAACCTTCGCGCAGAGGATGAGCCGCGGCGTTATCAGGTAGCTCTGCCGGTCGTGGATATTGAGAGCGACAACACCGCCGATTATGATTCAGTTCGCCAGGTTTGGTCCGACAGCGGACGCGGATTGGAGCCGTTCTGGTTTCTCGATTTCGTTGATGATGAGGATGTTCTGGTTCGCTTCGAGAGCGAGCTTCAAATCACCGCGCCCGCTGGGCACTTAAGACACATCGATACCTTCACGCTGAAGGAATGCCTTGGTGAGTAGGACGCTTAGCGCCGCGCTCACAGGACATCTCGCCACCCGCTCTCACACCCGCTGCAAGATGCTGCTGCTCGACCTCAAGGATGGGACGAGCATCGGCATTACCGACCACGACAAGGATATAGATTTCGACATCGGCGACGGGGTTGTGACCTATGGATCTGGGACAGGAATCCTCGCTTCCAACGTCGCCATGTCATGCGGGCTGGACGCGGACAATTACGAAGTCACCGGACCCATCGCTGACGTTGTGACGCTGGACGCGATTGTGGGCGGGCGGTTCAACCGGGCTCGCGTGAGGCTGTTCGAGGTCAACTGGAAGGAACTCACTGCTGGTGCAATCAAGCTCCTCGCCGGGAACGTCACCGAAGCGCGGGTTGAAGGTGGCAAGTTCGTTCTTGAAATCCGCTCGGATGTTGACCGCTACAATCAGACGGTTGGGCGGGTCATCACCGACCAATGCGATGCGGACTTTGCTGACCAGATCCAGTGCTTCGCGACGGCAACCGAAATCGTTGGAACGGTCACTGCGGTAACTGACGCAATGCGGTTCACCGTCTCGTTCTCCGGTTCCTATGCAAACGACTTTTTCAACAAGGGAACAGTTGAGTTCCTGACTGGCAACCTTGCTGGAACCAATAAGATCGAGATCGAGGACTGGACCTCTGCCGGGGCAATTACCCTGTTCGTTCCGGCAGTCGAAGCTCCGGCTATTGGCGACACCATGACTATCCGAGACGGATGCGGAAAGTCTCGCGCCGATTGCATGGCACACAACGCGATCGAGTGGTTCCGCGGCTATCCCGAGGTGCCGGGCAGACGGGCGCTGATGCCGGCAATTCCGGGGCAGTAGTGCCGCGCAAGAACAGGGGGGAGCGGATAGCGGCGGCTCTTCCGTCATGGGATGGAACGCCGTTCGAGGACCATCAGCGCTGCAAAGGGGTAGGGGCAGATTGCAAGGGCTTCTTCTGGGGCGTCACGAGTGAGCTTGGGTTTCCCGAGGCTGAGTCGGAATATGCGAAGGACGTAAGCTACAACCTCCGCAAACGCGACGGCATTCCGTCAAGGCGATTGAAGGAGGGCATGGCCGTTCTCTTCGATCCGGTTTCAGACGAATGGAAGCCAGGGGACATATTGCTTTGCCGGATCGAGGGACACCCGGCGCACATCGCGCTCTGGGATGGGGAGAGGGCGTGGAGCTCGCTACCCGGAAGCGGTGTCAGGTCACGAACTCTCCGCAGTCTGTTCCACAAATTCCCGCTCGATAGCGTGTGGCGCTGGAGGGATTAAATGCCGATCCCGAAGATAGTTGTCACGGTTGCGTTGATGGCGGCGCAGACCGCGCTCCAGATGACGCAGAAGGTTCGTGGCCCGCGTCTCGATGATCTCAAGACCACCACAGCGGAATACGGGACTCCGATCCCGAGGTTCTGGGGCAAACGCAAGTTCAATTGCCCGGTGATCTGGGCAGCCGATCTCATTGAGACCAAGCACACCTCAAAAGGAAAGGCGGGTAAGAACACTCAGTATAAATATTTCGCCGACTTCGCGATCCTGATTTGCGATCACGAAATCGAAGCCGTTACGCGGATCTGGATGGACGAAAAGCTCGTCTACCAAACCACAGCCGCAGGCCCGACCTCGGTAGGGGCGGCGGCTGGCCTTACGGTCGGCGGCAACATGCGGGTGTATCTGGGAACGGAGACCCAGGACGCCGACCCGCTGATGGAAGCATGGTGCGATGACAAGTACGGTGCTAATTCCTGCCCGGCTTATCGCGGTTCCGCATACATCGTTTTCGAGCGACTTCCGGTCAACAATTTCGGCAATCGCATCCCCAACATCACGGTTGAAGCGGTCAGCCTCAAGGACGATCAATTCCCTTACGAGATCAAGACAGCCGACCACTACGGCTTGACGCTTCTGGGCTTCTCTCGCGACTTTTCGACGTTCATCACCAGCGAGCATGTCGGCGGTGATGACCAGTTCGATCTGTGGGACACTGCAACCCGAACCAAGCTTTATTCCGCAACGTGGCCGGTCAATCTCCAGAGCAATTTCGTGTTCACCGACGCAGGGACGATCTACCTCCTCGACGGCACGTTCAGCGTTTCGGAAGTCAGCGGCGACGGGCTTTCGCTTATCGGATCTTCTGCGTTGGGTCATGCCGGAGCGAACATTTTCTATGCTGGCGGTTATGGCTGCATTACCACGATAACCGCTGAGACCACGGCTCAGCTCTTCGGCGGCAGCGGGGTCATTGAAGTTGATATTGGATTTTCCCCGCTAAGTTATTTCACCGGACCAGACGGATTGCCTTGGGCGCTTGGAAGGTCCGGAACTGACATCAAGATTTATACGTCGCTGACCGGGGGCTCGTCGGCGACGCTTACGGTTGCCGATGTCGCTGGCGGCACTTCGACACCTTACGGTCTCAGCAATTCCGACGGGAATATCTTTCTCCTTCGGGGAACGAGCGCGCATGTAATCGACACAAGCGGAACGATACTTCATTCGGCGACGGTCTCCGGTACTGCGACGATCGAGACCTTCACCAACCATGACGGGTCGGATTTCATCTGGATTGAGGTTTATAAATATAGCACGCTCGATCTCTCGCTCATTCGTTCCGAGAGTTATTCCGACTGGTATAGTCCAGGTGCATCGGCGGCGGTTTACGACCCGATCAACAATGCCCTATTCGGGCATCCGGCGATCAACCAGATCAACTGGCTTTACCTCGACCGGGTAACTCCCGCCCCAGTCACGCTGAAAACCATCGTCGATAGCGTTTCAGGATGGGTCGGATTAAGCGGCCATGACAGCACTGCCCTGACGCAATTAGTTACGGGATACTCGGTCACTCAAGGCACGGGCAAGGACATGATCGGTCCTTTGCTCGACATCCACGATGTTGACGCACGGCCGCATGATTTC